ACGGAAGTAAAATCTTGGCTGCTTCTACTTCTGCTAGTGCTGTTCGGGGCATGTCCTTTAACGTTATATTTTTGGACGAATTCGCTTTTATTCCGACGCATATTGCTGATCAGTTTTTCAGTTCTGTCTATCCTACTATATCTTCTGGTAAGTCAACTAAAGTTATTATCATATCTACACCACACGGTATGAATATGTTCTACAAACTCTGGCATGATGCTGAGAGAGGTAAGAACGAATACACTACAACAGAAGTACATTGGTCTCAAGTACCAGGTAGGGATGCTGAATGGAAAGCACAGACTATTGCTAATACATCAGAAGAACAATTTAAGGTTGAGTTTGAATGCGAGTTCTTAGGATCAGTTGATACTCTAATATCTGCTGCTAAATTGCGCACCTTGGTGTATGAAGATCCATTGAAGCGCAGTGCAGGGTTAGATATCTATGAGGAACCTATTAAGGATCATATCTATGTCATGGCTGTTGACGTTGCTAGAGGTGTAAGTAAGGATTACTCTGCATTTACTATCATTGATACTACAGAAATACCATATCGATTAGTTGGTAAGTATAGAAATAGTCAGATTAAACCAATCATGTTCCCTAATATCATACATGATGTTGCATGTGCTTATAATCATGCTTATGTGATGGTAGAAGTTAATGATATTGGAGGTCAGGTAGCAGATATATTACAGTTTGATTTAGAGTATGATAACCTTCTCATGTGTGCTATGAGAGGTCGTGCAGGTCAGGTAGTAGGACAGGGATTCTCTGGTAGTAAGACACAGTTAGGTGTCAAGATGACCACTACTGTGAAGAAGACTGGTTGCTCTAACCTTAAAGCATTATTGGAAGATGATAAACTTCTTCTAGCAGACTATGATATAATATCTGAGTTGACTACCTTTATTCAGAAAGGTCCAGCATGGCAAGCAGAGGATGGTTGTAATGACGACCTTGCTATGTGCTTAGTTATCTTTAGTTGGGTTGCTCTTACTGATTACTTTAAAGAGTTACATGATTCTGATGTTAGAAATCAGATATATCTAGAACAGAAAGAAGCAATTGAAGCAGATATGGCACCTTTTGGTTTCATTGAGAATGGACTTGAGAGTGAAACTTTTGTAGATGAAGATGGAACTACTTGGACACAATCTGAAACATCTGAATATGGTGAGACACAATCAGAATATATGTGGAATTATCTTTACTAATGAATATAGACAGACAGATTGGGTTAGAACATTTATTATTTGTTGAACGTAAGTGTAGAGTTTGTGGAGAAAGTAAAGAATTATTAGAAGGATTTTACCTCACACGTAAAGATAGAGGTGATATTCCTTCAGCATACTCATATGAGTGTAAAACATGTACTATAAAGAGAGTTAAAGAGAGTAGAAATAAATGTAATTGTACTCAATCGTATCCAGATTGGTAGTTCACGCACTGTTTCCCCGTTCAAAAAGCAGAAAATAATAAATAATTCCAGCATCAGAACTGAACATTCTCAGGAGATAACAGATGGCATCGACGCAGCTTTCCCCAGGGGTTGTTGTACTAGAAAGAGATCTAACAACAGTAGTAAATGCAACGGTAGATAACGTTGCTGCTATTGTAGGTTCATATGAAAAAGGACCAGTAGAAGAAGTAATTTCTATTACTTCCGAAGCAGAACTTCTTTCAGTATTCGGCAGACCCAACGATTTTAATTACGAGTATTGGTTCGCAGCAGCACAATTTGTGTTGTATGGCGGTACTCTTAAAGTTATTCGTGCAGATAACGCATCACTAGCGAACGCTATTGATACTGCACAATTTACTGTCACAAGCTTTAGTGCTGCTGACACGACTCTAACGGTATCGGATTCTACGGATTTCGACGTTGCAGACATTTTACTAATTGATGCTGAACTTTTAACAATAGGTTCGATCTCTGGTACTGATGTTGTTGTAAGTCGTGGACAACTATCTACTTCTGCTGCTTCTCACGTTGCTGGTGCTAACATAACGTTGATTGAAGCTGGTGGAACAAATACCACTATTGATGAAGGTGGTACTTTCTCAGATAGCGACACAACTCTAACTGTTACATCTGCTGCTTCTCTTGGTGCATCAACTAACGACTACATCAGAATTGATGATGAGTTTTTAAGAATCACTGGTGTTGCTGGTAACGACCTAACTGTTACTCGTGCACAACTTGGTTCAACTGCTGCTGCACATACTAATGGTTCTACCGTTACTATTCAGACAGTAACCACAAACAAGACAACTATTAACGAGCAAACCTCAACAGGTATTACTCCACCATTAGTTAAAAATCTTTCCTCTTACGAGTCTACTGTAGAAACCGCTACTAATAATTGGAAGTGGGGTGCTCGTAACCCAGGAATTTATGGTAACTCTCTTCGTGTTGTTACTACTGATGCTGGTGCTGATCAGATCATCTATTGTTCACAACCAACTTCTACAGAGTGGGCATTTACTAGTGGTGCTGAAGTTGCATACTCCGCTGCTAACACCTACGCTAAAGTTTATCACTACAATGTAGTTTTAACTCTTAAGAGTGGTTCAACTCTAGTTGGTGACTGGGCAGCAGATAATTTCTTTACTGCTAACTCTGGTAACGTAACTGGACGTGTTGTTGCTTGGGATCGTAAGACTCGCAAGTTAGAGATCACAATTGACTCTAGTTCATCTGATGTATTCGAAGTTAACGATGCAATTACTGAATTAGCAAATAACTCTGGTTCTGCTGGTAGTGCTACTGGTGACTCTGGAGAGATTGAGAGCATTCAACGTCGTTTGTATGTTTCTTTGAATAGTGGTTCACCACGTTTCTTATCTAACCAGACAATCGCTGATGCTAACAGTGCAACTGTAGTTATTGCTAACCAAGCAGATGCATATGCAGAAAGAGAATATTCACCTGGTCAACTTTGGGTGAACGTTGCTTCACGTCCTACAAGTTCACAGTGGGTATTAGATCGTGGTGGTCGTCATGACTTATTCCACGTTTTAGTTATTGATGGAGACGGAAAACTAACTGGTACACCAGGTAGTGTTCTTGAGAAATTCCTCAATGTATCTAAGGCAACTGATGCTAAAGGACCACAAGGAGAAGCACTTTACTACAAGGATGTAGTTAAGAATAATTCTTCTTACATCTACTGGGGTTCACACGAAACTTCAGCACTATTTGACAAAGATGGTAGTGCTAATGGAGCAATTGGACGTACTGGTGTTAACACAGACTTCGATCTATTCAAGTCTACAGCAGCACTCTATGATATTGACAATCCTACAGGAGCAACAAGTGCTGCTGTACAAATGCTCAATACTAAGAACCAGTCTACTCTGAAGTATTCACTACAGGGTGGTGTAGATGGTTACACTCTAACTCGTGATAAAGTTTTGAGTGCTTATGATCTAGTAAGTGACGCTGAAACACAAGAAGTTGATTACTTACTCATGGGACCATCCATGAGCAACGAACTCGATACTCTTGCAAAAGCACAGAAGATAATTGACATCGCTGCAACTCGTAAAGATTGCATGGCATTTGTTTCACCTCCACGCAGTGACGTGATTGGGGTTCCAACAACTCGCCAAATAGTTGATCGTACTATTGAGTTCTTCGATCAATTAACATCAAGTTCATATGCTGTATTTGATAACAACTACAAGTACATCTATGATAAGTATAGTGATAAGTACCGCTACATTGCTTGTAACGCTGACGTTGCAGGACTAGTACTTAGCACAACCCTCAATCAGGAACCTTGGTTCTCTCCTGCTGGTTTCAACAGAGGACAGTTGAGAAATGCAATTAAACTTGCTTACTCACCTCTGAAAGATCATAGAGATATGCTCTACAATGCAAGGGTTAACCCAATTGTTGCATTCCCTGGACAAGGTATAGTTCTCTTTGGTGATAAGACTGCACTCTCTTACCAGTCTGCATTCGATAGAATTAACGTTCGTCGTTTGTTCTTGGTTATGGAGCAAGCAATTGCTGAAGCAGCAAAGACACAACTCTTTGAATTGAATGATGAGTTCACTCGTCAGTCATTCAAGAATATAGTTGAACCATTCATGCGCAGGATACAATCCCGTCGTGGTGTGGTTGACTTCCTTGTTGTTTGTGACAGCACTAACAATCCATCCAATGCTATTGATCGTGGTGAATTCTTTGCGGAGATCTTCGTGAAGCCTACACGCTCTATCAACTACATTACGTTGACATTTACTGCAACTAGGACTGGTGCTTCATTCTCTGAGATCACTACTTAATCTACCCCCTCAACATTCATTAGGAGAATAAAAAATGGGAACCAAATCACAAAGAAAATCCCCAAGTCAGGTCGAGGGCGGTTTTATAGATTCACCAATCTTCAATTTTAGAGATCAAATTGAAGATCTGGCAAGACCTAATCTGTTCCAAGTGGAAATACAATTTCCAGACGAGGTAGCAGGAGACGGACAACCTGGCACAGGTGGTCGAGTTGGATCATCTGAAGATAGAAGACAGAAGACAGCAGGGTCAAACAATGAGACTGTTGCTGGTGGAAACAAGTTATCTACTTTCCTTGTGAAAGCAGCAAACCTTCCTGCATCTACTATCGGAGTTATCGAAGTACCCTATAGAGGTCGTACTTTGAAAATTGCTGGAGACCGTACATTCGAACCTTGGACTGTTACAGTTCTGAACGATCAAGAGTTTAGATTACGTAACAAGTTCGAAGAATGGGCTACCAAGATTCAGAACTTACAGCAGAACTTACAGGACGCTAAAGAGATTGGTGATTACCAATCAGACGCAGTTGTTCGTCAGTACTCACGTCAAGGAGATCAGAAGAAAGCGTATTCATTCCAAGGCATTTGGCCAAGTAGTGTTTCCGCAATTGATCTTGCTTGGGATACTAACGATACTCCTGAAGAGTACACCGTTGAGTTCCAAGTTCAGTTCTGGTCATTCACAGATGACGTTAACGCTGGAAACGCTGTTCAAAAAGGGTCGGAGTAAAACCTTCTAAATAGAACATAAGGTTAACGGAAGTATATTAATGGCAAACCTTTTTGGTTATAGTCTAGCAAGAAAGAAGGGTCAGAAATCTCTCGGCCCTTCTTTTGTGCGTAAAGACAGTGATGATGCTGCTGCACCAATATCCGCTGGTGGTTATTTTGGGCAGTATGTTGATCTAGGTGATGCTGCAAATAAAGCAAGTGACGCAGACTTGCTTGGTAGATATAGAGAGATGTCGATCCACCCAGAGTGTGACTCGGCAATTAATGATATTGTTAATGAGGCAATCGCTGGTGATCTTGATAATCATCCAGTAGATCTAGAGTTATCTAACCTCCCAGTTTCAGATAATCTCAAAAGAGTTATTAGAGATGAGTTTAGCAATATACTATCACTATTAGATTTCGATAGAAAATCATACGATTTATTCCGTCGTTGGTATATTGACGGACGTTTGTTTTTCCATAAAATGATCGATCCTAAAGATCCGAAGAGAGGTATTACGGAACTTAGGTATATTGATCCACGTAAAATTAAAAAGATTATTGAATACGACCAACCTAAGTCGAAGATTCAAAATGTAGATCCCGCTGAAGTTGTCCTTGCCCCTAGGTCTATTGAGTATTATATTTACTCACCTAAAGGACTAAAGGGATATGAGAAACAAGGTATTCGCATTGCCCCTGATGCTATCACGTACTGCCACTCTGGAGTACTTGACATGCAACGCAACCATGTACTCTCACATCTTCACAAGGCAATAAAAGCACTCAATCAGCTCCGCATGATTGAGGATAGTCTCGTTATATACCGCATGTCCCGTGCTCCAGAGCGTAGGATATTCTATATTGATGTAGGTAATTTACCTAAGCAAAAAGCAGAACAATACCTCCGTGAGGTAATGTCTCGCTATAGAAATAAGTTGGTATATAATGCTGACACTGGTGAGATCCGTGATGACAAGAAGTTCATGTCCATGTTGGAGGACTTCTGGTTACCACGTAGAGAAGGTGGAAGAGGTACAGAAATTTCTACGTTACCAGGTGGACAAAACCTTGGTGAGTTAGAGGATGTTAAGTACTTCCAACGCAAACTTTACCGTGCATTGAATGTTCCAGAGTCACGTTTAGAGGCAGAAAGTACATTCAATATTGGTCGTAGTGCAGAGATAACAAGAGATGAACTTAAATTCCAAAAGTTTATCACTCGTCTCCGCAAACGTTTTAGTGATCTTTTTAACGATCTTTTAAAGACTCAACTTGTTCTTAAGGGTGTTGTATCCCTAGAAGAATGGGATGAGATGAAAGAACATATCCAATATGATTACATTGCGGATAACTATTTCAGTGAATTAAAAGAGAAAGAGATATTAAATGAAAGGCTCACTGCACTTGAGCGTATGGATCCTTTTGCTGGACGCTACTTCTCTCTTGATTACATTCGTCGTCAAATCCTTAAGCAGACTGACGAGGAAATACAAGAGATTGATGCAGAGATGGAGCAGGAAATCAAAGACGGTAAGTTAATTGATCCTCTTGCAATGCCAGCTATGGAACATCAACAAATGGAGATGTCTTTACAGCCAGAACCAGAGGAAGAAGTATACCAAGGCGTAGATCCAAAGGACTATAAGAAGGGAGAAATTTAAAACTCGCTAAATAAAACATGGAGTGTACATAGAATATGGCATCGCAAGCATCACTTGACATTGTAAATGCGCTTTTCGCTGGTCAGAAAGACCTTTCTGATTATGTGGATGGTGCTATGCAAGACAAAGCACTTGAATCAATCACTGCTCGTAAGGGTGAGATTGGTAACAAGATCTTCACTGCCCTAGCGCAAGAAGAAGAACCAGACGCACCTACTGAAGAACCAGAGGTGGCACCTGAAGCATCAACCGAAACCGAGGCATCTGATGAAACTGATAACGGAACAAATAACTGAAGCGAAAGTAACAATCACTGAAGGTAAGAATGGGAAAAAATCTCATTTTATCGAAGGTGTATTTTTACAGGGTGGAATAAAGAACCGTAATGGTCGTATGTACCCAGTTGGCCTTCTTGAAAGAGAGGTTACTAAATACGATTCAACCTATATAAAATCAGGACGTGCTTTAGGGGAACTCGGTCACCCTGAAGGACCAACCATAAATTTAGATCGTGTATCACACTTAACTACTTCACTCGTAAGAGAAGGAGATAATTTTGTAGGTAAAGCACGTATCTTAGATACACCTATGGGTAAGATTGCAAAGTCTTTACTTGATGAAGGTGTAAAATTAGGCGTTTCTTCTAGAGGTCTTGGATCTCTTAAGGAGGAAGATGGTTGTAAAGTCGTTTGTGACGACTTTATGTTAGCAACCGCTGCCGATATTGTCGCAGATCCCTCTGCTCCCGATGCTTTCGTAGATGGCATCATGGAAGGGAAAGAATGGGTTTGGGATAATGGAGCTGTTCAAGAACTTGAGCAGATCAAGAATCGTATTTCAAATGCTGCGCAAGCACAGTTGCAGGAAAGAAAGATTTCCGCATTCCAACAGTTCTTGCAAAGTTTATAAAATATAAATAACTATAGCAAAATCCGCAATTGCATTACAGAGGAGACACCAATGTCTGAGGAGATTAAAAATCTGGATGAAAACCAAGTGACCAAGGATGCAAATCCTGGAGATAAAGCCATTAAGAAGTTGGAAAACGACGGATCTGGTTTATCCCCACAAGACCTTGGAGGTCCAACACCACAAAACAGTAAACCAACTGATGATTCTAACAAGTTTAAGATCATTGCTGGTGGAAATGCTGTACCCCCATCAACTAAACCATCTGCTGCTTCCGCACAGACGGCAACATTTAGTGATAAGGGAGATGTTAAAGCAGGTCACGAACCTGAAGGCGACGTAATTGCTGAGGCTCCTGCGGAAGAAGTAACAACAGAGAAAGAAGAAGAGAAAGTCCTAGAGATAGATCTATCTGCTGATGTTGCTGCTCTTACAGAAGGTGAAGACCTATCTGCAGAGTTTAAAGATAAGGCGAAGACAATCTTCGAAGCTGCAGTTGTCTCCCGTCTAAACGAAGAACTAGAGCGTATGCATACTGATTATGCAAAAGTTCTAGAAGAAGAAGTCGAGTCAGTAAAAACCAAACTTGCGGAACAAGTTGACGAGTACTTATCCTACTCTGTTACGCAATGGATGGACAAGAACGAACTAGCTATCGAGCACGGCATTAAGGTCGAGATGGCAGAATCAGTTCTTGCTGGTCTCAAACAGGTTTTCTCTGAGAATTATATTGAAATCTCAGATGAAAAAGTTGATTTAGTTGACGAAATGACTGAACAACTTGATGTTATGGAGAAAAAACTCAACGATCAAATTGAGCAAAACGTCTCTCTTGTAAAAGAGTTAGGCGGGTTTACCAAGAATGGGATTGTGAGTGAAGTTGCAGAAGGACTAAGTTTGACCCAGAAGGAAAAACTACAAAGTCTTGCTGAGGCTGTTGAGTTTGAAGATGAAAGTAGTTACCGTGAGAAAGTTACAACTCTTCGTGAGTCGTATTTCTCCACTAAGCCTGAGGTTACTTCAACTGAATTAACCGAAGATGTAAAAGTAGAGAACCAAGATATAGCACCAGGAATGGATGCATATGTCCAAGCACTCTCTCGTTGGTCTGCAAAATCTAATTGATTTATAGATCGTTTAACCCCCTAAATTCTTATTAAAGAGGAATAAAGCAAATGTTCAAAGCAGAACATCTGCAGGAAAAGTGGGCACCTATTCTAGAACACAATGAGATTGATAATATCTCAGATAAGTATAGAAAGGCTGTCACCTCAGTACTGCTAGAAAACCAAGAAAAATTTTTGAAAGAGGAAGCTGGCATCCTTGCTGAGGCAGCTCCAACTATGTCTGCTGGCACAGCAGGTTTCAGTGGTTCATCTACTGCAACTGGTCCTGTTGCTGGTTTCGACCCAGTTCTTATCAGTTTGATCCGTCGTTCAATGCCTAAGCTTATTGCTTATGACATTGCTGGTGTACAACCAATGACTGGACCTACTGGTTTGATCTTCGCAATGAGATCACGCTACACTAACCAGTCTGGTACTGAAGCATTCTTCAACGAAGCAGATTCAGAGTTCTCTGGAGAGAACGCTGCAAGCGATTTAGGAAGAACCGCACAGTCTGGAAGCAACCCAGGACTCCTTAACGCATCTGGTACATACACTCACTCAAGTGGTATGCCAACAGCTGAGGCAGAAGCATTGGGTGATGCTGCTGGTAACCAATTCGCTGAAATGGCATTCAGCATTGAGAAGGTAACAGTGACCGCTAAGTCACGTGCCCTCAAAGCTGAGTACAGTTTAGAACTGGCACAAGACCTTAAGGCAGTTCACGGTTTGGATGCCG